CAATTTTAAATATTCTTCTTTCAGGTGCTCTTGCTATTCTGTAAATAACAGCAGAGTCTTCAATCATTCTTAACTGATTGACAGGTTTAATTGCCTTATGTAAGTAAGACAACACCATATTTTTATTTTGGTCAATTAGACCAGAGTTTGTATATGCAATAGTATCAGAAGCAATTTTAATACCTTGACCTGCTGTTGCATTTGCTACACCTCTTTCATTGTAAACATAATATTCATTAAATTCGTTTATTATATCTAACGATCCTTGAGTTCTGTTTTTTCTAACTTCTCTAACTTTTTTTACTTTTCTAGGATCCAGATATTTTAATTCTAACAATCCTGTTCTAGGATTTTCTCTATCAATAATTTTTTGATAATACATACGACCATCAACATACCATCTTCTAAAGATGTCGTGGCCTTTTGTGTTGAATTGCATTAACCTTAATATATAACTAAACTCGTCTTCTATTTTTCTTCTCACTTCATTGCCGAAAGGTAAGTTGTTCAAAACACATCTTACAGGTTCCTTATCACCCTCAACTACAATAGCTTCATTAACTATATCATCTATAGCTGTGTCGCACTCGGGGTGTAAAGATATTTCTCTATATCTCCTAATAAGATCGGCTTCGTTCTTTGCTGTACCTTCAATGTCCAAATATTGACCGAAGTAACCGCCTGTAGCGGCGACGGTTGTTGCACCGTCATCCGCTACTGGAATACTAAAGTTTTGTTTTGGATCATCTTTAGGCTTTACTCTTGTTATTTGAAAACCAAATAATTCTGCCATAAAATAATCTCCTTATACTAATACTTATCCTTGTGGTTAAGTAGTAGTATTTGTTTCAAAGTATTGGTATTTGAAAACAATATTAAACTGCTCAATAGCTGTTTGTTCGTCATACGTTAAGTCAATTGTACCAACTTCAGTAGGGAAAGCCCCTCTCAAAGTGTAAGACTTAATTGTATTTCCGTTTCTATCTAAGTGGTCAATAAATGCGTCCACTTGATAGTCAGCTGGGTTAGTTAAACCCTCATTGTCAGTCATATTATTAATACCATTTTGCCATCTTTCAAATGCGTTTCTCAATCTAAAGTTTGTGTCATTATAAACAGTGATCGACCAATCTGCAAATGTTCTATCACCTGCAATTTTGATTGATCTACCTCTAAATTTGACATCAACTTCACCGATAGTCATTGCTGGTATCTGTGTTGATCTACATAAGAAAGCAAGGTCTTCTATTTCGCCACCAACTTGTGCGTAACCAGGAAAAGGCATAGTCACCTTAAACTGATTGGCTCTAGCGCCACCGCCAGCAAGTTTAGCTTTGAAGTCATTAATGTTTGCCATTTTTTATTCTCCTTTTCTAATCTTAGCTAGCTACTTCTTCGAAAGAAACGCCAGTTCTGGTTGCTACAAATGATAATGTGATAAAGTTGATACTTCTTGCTGGTTTCACAAAGATTTCAGCAATAAATTCATTTCTATCAATTACATCACCTGTATTGTTAGTTTCATCACACACTACTAAGAAGTCTGTGATACCTCTTCGCCCTTGTACTTCTCTTAGGAAAGGCTCAACTATATTTCTAAAGTTTGCTCGAGTAAACTCATCATTAAACTCAAACAATTGGAATTTAGAAGCAGTTGAGATTGCCTTCTCTAAAGTAATAAACAATCTTCTTACGTTGATTCTATCAAAAGCTGATGGAGCACTTAATCCAGTTTTATCACCGAATAGTACAGTACCTTGTCCTGGGAAAGTTACCACAGGATTGATTCTGTTTCTATAAAGATCATCTCTTTGTGTTTTATTTGGATTGTATGCTAACTTAACTGCGCCTCTAACATTTCCTCTGTTAAGGCCAGCTGGTGAATACCAACTATCTGCGATTAAGTCTGTTCTAGCAGCTAAGCCTGCCATATCACCATTTAACGGTACATATCTATACACATCACTATATCTGTCGTACATATATTTGTATCCACTATCGAATACAACATATGAAGATGAAGATATGCTTGAATAGAAACTAATAATATTATTAGTTTGTGTGTTAGCACTTGTAACGTTTACAACGTCTGATCTCTCTGGAGATACAAACGCTATAGCGTCTTTTCTATTTTCTGCAATTGTGATAAGATTATCAATATGTGTTGCGTCACAAGCTCCTGCTACGATTAAACCAATGTCAACAGTTTGACTGTCTTCAAATTTTTCATAAGCAGTTTTCTTTTGACCTGTAGTTACAGTCGAACCATTAGAACCATTTGATAATGATTCATCTGTCGGTGTAGTTACAGCAGTAAAAGTTATACCAGCAGCCGCACTACCCCAGTTTGTACCACTTGAGTTGTGATCCATCCAGAAAACGTATTGTGATTTTCCAAACAATACATCAGCGTAGTAGTTAGTATCTCCTTGTGGAGATTTTGCGTCTGAAGCTTTAGAAGCTTTTTCAAAAACTTCTAAAACAGTATTTGGTGTACCTGAAATAACTCCGTCTTCGTCAATAACGACTACGTGTATTTCATCATTAGCACCACTTCTTGCTGAAACGTAAGGTGAAGTTCCTGGAGCACCTGATACTAAATCATAATATCTCCATCTTCTTTTTACGTTAGCGCCATCTGTTAATGCAACGTGTAATCCGCCTGAACCTGTATCGGCTCTAACGAAAGTAATAGCAGGTGAAGACACAGTAGTTACTCTATATTTGTAACCATCATAGTCTGTACCTGCAGCTGTTGTAGAAAATTCTACAATGTCGCCCACGTTAATACCAGTTGTACTTGTTAAAGTTATAGTAGTATCGCCTACTGCTGTGCTTGAATCGTTAACTGTTGTTTTTGCAGCTTCTTCATAAGCAGTTGCACTAGGACAAGTTGCTACTTTTAGAGAATTACCCCAAGCACCTGCTGTTTTAGCAGCAAATGTTCCTACAGCCGCTTGACCAGTAGAGTAATTATCCGTATAATCTTCATTGTTTTTAATTTGTATTGCACTACCGCTTGAAGTTGCGTTAGTCAATCCAGTGTTAGTTGCTCGTACTACCCTTAAAGCGTTAGAGTATTGTAGGAAGTTTGCAGCTGAAAACCAGTCTTCAAAGTTTGTTGAATTTGGTTTTCCAAACGTTTCTACTAATTCTTGTTCGCTTGAAACCGTTACGATTTCATCTAAAGGTCCTTTTTCAAATTGTCCTGCAAATGCACCAACACTTGTTGATACAGCTGGAATAACTCTAGTAAGGTCTCTTTCTTGTACGAGAACGCCTGGTGATACTTGAAATGCCATTAGGATTCTCCTTTTATTAATTAGCTAATTTTAACATATATTTTAAATCAAAAATCGTAAGTTTTCTTACGTCCATATTCAAACTTTTCATTACTACTATTTATAAAATACTTAACTTTCGCCTCTTCTAATAGTGACAGGAGACCATTTTGTACCATACTCATCTATAGTATCTTGTTCTTCTTCAGGCGTTCCATCGTCAATAAACCCAAAAGGCGCCATATCTTGCTCTATTAAATTCTCTTGTTCCGCATATAGTTTTGAACGTACATCAACATTAGTTAATTCTTTAAAATATCTTTGATTTGATAACCAACCAAATACCACTAAACAAGTCATTAAGTCATCATTACAGCCTTCTTCAGCTTTAAATGAATTGTGTACTCTGGTAAAAGTTGACATCTCCTCTACAATATTAAAATCATTAATTATCATCTTATCGGATTCTATAATTGTTTTAATATTAGCACAACCTATTTTTTTAACTTGTTTGGTCATACGAACACCTATTTGACTACCTCTTCCACTAAAACCAGCACCTAGTATTTGTCCTGCTCTTCCTTTTTGTACTGTCATCATCATATTATCATACTCTAATTCATAATGAAGACCGTCTGATATTTGAGCACCTAGGTCATTCACTTCAACCAATATATGTGCGTGATTAAAAGCATTACAAGCCTTTTGTATCATATGAGGAAATAGTAAAGGTTTTACATCACTACTTCTATACTTTGCTACAACTCTATAAGGCAATTGTGTAACATCAAATATTATAAAAGCTGAGTAATCTTTTCCTATACCTCTTGCTACGTCAACTGTACAAACATAATGATGACCTTTAACTGGTCTTTCAAATACATCTAAACCACCACTTGATTCAATAGCGTCTTTATAAGGTATCATTTTAATTTTAGCAGGTGATATAAGAGTATCTACTGATCCTAAAAACTCACACTCAAACTCACTAGCAAATTGTTCTTTACTTGTATTTCTTATTGTAGCTTCTTTCCATTCTTCATCTCTACCTGGCACCTCAGACCAATGCACTTCTATAGGCAAATAATCATTTTTTTTATTAATTGCATCCATCCAAAGTTTGTAGTACATATTCATTCCGTGTGGTGTAGATACAATAATCATTTTTGTTTTTTTACCTGATGATATTGTAGGATAAACTGAACTAAAAAATTGTTCTGCAATGGTGGCTGGTACGAAAGCAAACTCGTCAAGGAATATTATGTTATAAGAACCTCCTCGAATTGCACTTGAAGATGTAGCAGCTGCAACCACTTTACTACCATTTTCTAATTCAATATTTCCTTTGTTCCAATTCAAAACACCTTGTTGTAAAAATTTTGGTATATTTTCATATGCAAGTTGTAAACGACCTAATATATCTCTAGCAGTA